GGAACCGCTTGTACCTGATGTACCACTAGAGCCTGATGTACCTGAAGTACCTGAGGAACCGCTTGTACCTGAAGTGCCACTAGAACCTGATGTGCCTGATGTGCCTGAGGAACCTGATGTACCACTTGTACCCGAGGAACCTGAAGTGCCACTAGTACCTGAAGAACCACTTGTGCCTGATGTACCACTAGAACCTGATGTACCTGATGTACCTGAAGAACCACTTGTGCCCGATGTGCCACTGCTGACTAAAGCTGAAATGCAAAGTGTAACTAGTGTTGCATCATAATCTACTGGGGTTTCGCTTCCCCCACTAAATGAGGCAAAACTTATAGTAAAGGTATAACGTGTATCAGTCCCTGTGGATTTTGTTACATTAGAAAAATTATAAGTAGCAATATTTCCATCATTGAATGTTATAGCAAGGGAACCATACCCAAAACCATCAATTATATCTAAAAATGATTCTTGATCAGTTCCATTACTATCCTGGTGGTTTACTTCAAGGGAAGTTTGGGTAGTTATAGGGTTATTAAAGCTACTAAAATATATTTCACCATCTCCCGAAGGACCATTTTGCGCTAGCACATCATAATCAAGACATTTAAGATAAGTAACACCTGAGGAGCCACTTGTACCTGAAGTACCTGATGAACCTGAAGTACCACTTGTACCTGATGAACCTGAAGTACCTGATGTGCCACTAGAACCTGATGTACCTGAAGTTCCTGATGAACCACTTAAACCTGAAGTGCCTGAGGAGCCACTAGTACCTGATGTACCACTAGAACCTGATGTACCTGAAGTACCTGATGAACCACTAGTACCTGATGTACCTGAAGAACCTGATGTACCTGAAGTACCTGATGAGCCACTAGTACCTGATGTACCTGATGAACCTGAAGTACCACTAGTACCTGAAGAACCTGATGTACCACTTGTACCTGATGAGCCTGAAGTACCTGATGTACCACTAGAACCTGTAAGTCCTGAAGTACCTGATGAACCTGAAGTGCCTGATGTACCACTAGAGCCTGATGTGCCTGAAGTACCTGATGAACCACTAGTACCTGATGTGCCACTAGAACCTGATGTACCACTTGTACCTGATGAACCTGAAGTACCTGATGTGCCACTAGAACCTGAAGTACCTGATGTGCCTGAAGAACCACTTGTACCTGATGTACCACTAGAACCTGAAGTGCCTGATGTGCCCGAAGAGCCACTAGAGCCTGAAGTGCCATTTACACCATCAGCTATTATTTCAAAACACATTAAATCATTATCACTAGCACCATCTTGAACATTAGATAATGTGTAATATATAAGAGTCCCATCAACTCTAATACTATCAAATCTAGCAACAAAAGCTGTTGAGGGACTAGATTGACCTTTTAAAAATAAACTTCCACTTTCTATTTGTTCAGAAAGAGCAGTAAAAAATATATCAAGATCTGTATTACTTCCTATAGTAAATCTACTTTGGGTTGCTTCAGTTTTAATGGTGTTGTAATAAAATTCTCCGGCACTTACGGATACATCTGTACTACCTTCTTGGTATTCATATTCAACACAAAAACCATCGTGACCTGATGAGCCACTTGTACCAGAAGAGCCTGAAGTACCTGAGGTACCAGATGTACCTGAGGAGCCCGATGTACCTGATGAACCTGAAGTACCACTAGTACCTGAAGAACCAGATGTACCACTAGTACCTGAAGAACCTGTTAACCCCGAAGTACCTGAAGTACCACTTGAGCCTGATGTACCTGAAGTACCACTTGAGCCGGAGGTACCTGAAGAACCACTTGTACCTGAAGTACCGCTAGAACCTGATGTACCTGAAGTACCTGATGAACCACTAGTACCTGAAGTGCCTGATGAACCTGATGTTCCTGAAGTGCCGCTTGAGCCTGAAGTTCCTGAAGTGCCGCTTGAGCCTGAGGTACCTGAGGTACCACTTGAGCCTGTAGTACCTGATGTACCACTACTTACTAAAGCATTTATACATAAAGTAACAGGACCCGCCATATCAGTGGGTTTATCTGCTACAAGACCATCAATATAAGCATAACTTATATCAAAAGTATATACTCCACCGGTTTCTGTGACATTGTTAAAATTATATATTATTGTTATGGTTCCATCAGATACTGAAAGAGAACCATAACCAAAATTTTTAATTATGTCTAAAAATGAGGATTGATCAATTGAATTGTTATCAGTTTGATTTACTGCTAAACTAGTTTGTATAATTAAAAAACCATTAGGAACTGAAAAGAATATTTCTCCGGTTCCTGCAGGTGAAGAAGTTACTAAATCATAATCAAGGCATTTAAGAAAAGTTGTACCCGAAGTGCCACTTGAGCCTGATGTGCCCGAGGTACCACTTGAGCCAGATGTACCTGAAGAACCACTTGTACCTGATGTGCCACTAGAGCCTGAAGTACCTGATGAACCACTAGTACCGGATGTACCACTAGAACCTGAAGTGCCTGAGGTGCCTGATGAACCACTAGTACCTGAAGTGCCTGATGAACCTGATGTTCCTGACGTCCCACTTGAGCCTGAAGTTCCTGAAGTACCACTTGAACCTGAGGTACCACTTGAACCTGAGGTACCACTTGAACCTGATGTACCACTTGTACCCGATGAACCACTTGTACCCGATGAACCACTTGTACCTGATGTACCACTTGTACCCGATGAGCCTGGGGTGCCATTAGGTATTATATTAATACAAGTTTCATCATCCCCACTAAAAGGAGTAACTGAAGAAGATGCTATAGCATTTAGTCCTGTAAGAGCTACATAATATTGTGCTGGGGAAGATGCTGGGATCTGTTGAACTGAGTCAACCCCTGTATAAGTAAATGTTACAAACTCACTTCCATACTTTTCAGCTATATTAATAGTACCAGCTTGGTGTTGGGTTAAATATTCTGTAAAATTTACATTATCTTGAGAACTTGTGTTAATACGTAAAGTAGCAGCGTTATTAACATTATAGGAGGTAGCTTGGTTAGAAGAATCACTAGTATTCCATGATCTATCCCAAGGATAAATGTCAGAACTAGCACCAATATTTTTTCTATCATAAAAAATACAATATTCACTTTGCCCGCTAGTACCTGATGTTCCTGAAGAACCACTTGAACCTGAAGTGCCACTTGTACCGGAGGAACCTGTTAGACCACTTGTACCCGATGTACCTGATGTAGTGCCCTCTCCTCCACCACCACTTCCAGTAAATAATATACAAACTTGAGTACCTTCTTGGAATGGTTGTCTTTTAGAAGTTGATAAATTTGTACTACCATCTATTATAAATTCTACAAAGTTACCTTGATCAGTAATACTAGAATACTTAAAAATTACATAAATATCAGGATTAGTCCTATCATATATAGTAACTACACCAGAAGTAGAAACTTCTAATAACCCTTCAAGATCAACATCCAAATTAGTAGTTTTATGGATATTAATTTTAGTAATATTGTCCACAAATTTAGTAGGACCAAAAGATATTCTACCTTTACCCGGAGTAGTATTGGGAGCTACTATAGTATAAGGAATACAAAGTATTCCTTTAGGTTCTCTATCTATTTTAAAATCTAGTGCCATAAAACTAGTAAAGGTTATTTATTATAAATATTTAAAATTCCTGGTTATAAAACTCTAGGTAATTAAAATTAAGATATTGGTTTAAACCTTCTATTTTGTTTTTTCTTTCAGTTAAAGAAATAATTTTTTGATTAGTAGATTTTACTTGTAACTCATTCCCACTAATCAACCATGTTAAGTTAAATATTAAGTATAAAGTATAATCATATCCAGAATCTTTTTTAAATAATTTATCATATATTTTTTTATTTATTTCTATATATAAATTTTCGTTTATTTTTTTAGCAAAATATCTTTGAATTTTACCTTTTTGGTAATCTTCTTTTAATGGGGAAGGTTTTTGATAATAAGGAAGGTGTAAAGTTTTAGTTACATCTTTATTTTTTAAATTTTTATAAATTTCATTACCTTGAGCATAAGTAAGTAAAGATATTTTAGGTTTAGGTAATATAGGTATTAATTGTAAAGGTATTGATGGAGTATCTTGAGGGTTTTTACCTGTAAAGAATTTATTTTTAGAAGTTACCCAATAATATCCAATGTATTCTTCTTGAGAGGAAATAATTTGAAATTGTTTCCCTGCAGTAAATAGATTTTCTTTTGTTTGTGATTTAGGATAATAGGGCATTAATTATTCTATTTTTAAAGTACTAAAAGCATTTGTATTAAAAGAATTTGGGGATGGGGTGTCTCCTTCTATAGACCTAGCTTTAGGAGAAGAAAGTGTTGAATATGTTGTAGTCCACTCATTCCCTACAATATTATGATCAATAGATGTTATTATAAATTCTATCCCTTTGTCATAAGAAGGTGGTAAAATATTAGGAGTTAATTCAAACTTTTGATATAAAAGGGCTCCTGATAGTCCTTCTAAAGTAATTTGGAGATTTACAGGAATAAAACCTTTTCCTGCTATTTCCCCATTTTTAGTTTTTATAGCTAAATCATATTTAAATAAACTTGCGGCATTGCTAGAAGCAGTTCCTATGTCAGGTCCTGTAGGGGATAAAAAATTATAGTATGTATTTACTAAATAATTATAATATTTTTTATATATTACTTTTAATTTTTTTTCAACAGAATCGTTATTTTTTCCTTTAGAAGCAGAAGCAGTATCTAATTCTTGTAATCTATCCACATGACCTAAATTCCATCTTCCTATTAAAGCAGTACTATCATTTATATTATCTTTTGTAGCTACTGCTCCAACCGCCATTTCTTTAGCAGTGTTAGGAGTTAGTTCTGATACCATATTAACATTTTTAATAAAGCTTCCTTGGGGGGTTAAAGTATTTACCCCATAAACTCTTAATTGAGTAGGTTCTATATCTTCTCCTATTTTAGATTCTACTAATCCTGGAATTTTAGTGTCATCTTGGATTACTATTTTGTTAGAAGTTTCATTATAGGTTACAGTAAATTCATTAATATTTCCTAAAGATATTTGGATACGAAACATTAATTCATTTAAAAATTCAAATAAACGAATATTATTATTTGGATCTACTGCTTCCAAAGCATCCAAAATTTCAGCTATACATTCCATATTTACATAAATATCTCCTATTACACCTACAAAAGGAAGTTCGGGAGATGTTCTAAATTTATCTGGTATGATAGTTTGTAAAAAAGAATTTACAGGGTTGTCAAATCCTTCATAAGGTGGAAATTCAAAGGGAACAAGGCAAGTATAAGGATCAGATGATCCCGCGCAAGGGTGAGTAAAAATTTCATTTAAATATTCTAATCCTATTAAGGGCTGTACCTCTTTTAGTTCTTCATCTGTAGTTCCGGGTTGAGAAAAATTTAATTTTAATATAGTTTCTGTAATGAAGGAAAAAAGTGAACCTAAAGTTAAATAATAATTTTCTCTATCCTTTTTTTTACTATCACCACTTTCAAATTTAATAGCTAAAAGATTACCTATTTTTTTATACCTATTAATATCATTATATTTTATCCAATCTGCATTTTTTAAAGTTAAAACATCATTTAACAATTTATTATTTAATACAGATTTATATTGGTTGCTAAATATAGTCCCAGCATATTCATCATAATTTAAGGTATTGAGTGGAGTACCTCCAATAGTAGTTTCACTATCTTCTAATGCTCCCGCTTCTAGAAGTTCTTCTAATTTTCCTTTAGAAATAAAATTTTTTACAACTCCTAAAAATGCAGTATCTGTAGTGTGGTCATTAGGGATTTGTTCTCCTAAATCATTTGCTATTTTTATTTCTTCTTCAGGAGTTAAATTTTTTATTACAAAGTTTGAAGGATAATCAAAAACTTTTAAAGAATTTCCAGGAAAATTCATTATAAGAGAATCTATTATTCCTCCTATAGAAACAGCATTTATAGTTATATCATAACTACCATCCCCATTAAAAACCCAAGAAAAATTAGATATTTTAGCTAAACCTCCATCATAATTTCCAGAAGATTTTTGTCTATCATTTTTTAATTGCTGTATTATGTCATCCTTAGACCCATTAAATAATGCTGTAAAAGCCCCTGTGTTGTATTCAGGGGTACCTTTAAATTCAAATTCTTCACCTTCTCCTTCTCCATCGGTAAAATATGAAGTGTGACCCCATTCTACTAATATATAATATCCTAGTCTTAAATATAAAGCATCAATTATTCTAAATTGATCTAAATTTTGAGCTTTTAGTTTTAAAACATATTTGCGAATAGATCCTCTATTTTGATGAGTAACTTTTAAACTATTTATACCTGGGGGAGGGGTATAACCATACTCTGAGGATCCAAATCCGTAAGAATACTTAGAACTATCAAGAAAAGAATTTCTTGATTCTTGAGAAGGTACTACTCCCCCTAAAGGGGATTGATAAGTTAAAATATTATTTGGGTTATCTTTAGCAGGTGTAATCCCCCCAAATAATATAAACCCCTTAGCTAAGGTATCACTAAGGAGATTTTGATCTTTTATTTGATCATCTGCTATATCTTCTGTTAAATTTACAGAAGAAGCTACTCTTATCCAAGAATTTTTATTAGATAAAAATTGTATTTCTTCAGGAGAACGTTGAGATTTTCCTAAAATTTCTTGTCTTTTATCTATTTGACGTTTTACCCAATTACTAAAAGGTGCTCCTACTATATCTTCCATTTTTAACCATTATTCAATTTATTATAACTATCTAAAATACTTGAAATTTTTATAGGAATTCTTAACTGAAAACCTGGAGGGGGGATTAAAGTTCCAAATATTATTGAGGGGTTTGCGCAAGCAATTACCCACCATAAAGATTTATCATTATAATATCTATTGGCTAATAAGTCATATCTATCCCCAGATTGTGTTATGACATATATATCATTTACAGAAAGGGGAATAGTTGGATATTTTGTTGTAGAACGGAACCTAACTCCTTCTTTGACTATGGAGTCATTTTGTATTTTTATATTAGTATAACGTTTCATTATTCAGAAGTTTGTGGGGAAGAATAAGGTTTATAACCTCTATTATCTGATCCTAAACTAATGAATTGAGATTCTGGGGGGATATCTAATTCGTCAAAGAATCTGTCTTCTACAGTAGTAGATTTAATAGTTCTAGGGAGGAATTGGTGAATAGGTTTAAAATTCATATTAACTTCTATTAAAGTAGGCAATTCAGCAGAATTTTTATCTATTTTTCCATTATCTAACCTAGCAATTTCCCAAGGGGAATCCTCAGGAAAAGCATATTCTAATTTTTCTATTATTCCTGGAGTTTTGTTTAAATAATCTCCTATGGTTAATTCTACTAAATTTCCTCTCATAAATCCTCCTTCAGAATAATCAGGAGTCATAACAGATGCTAAATAATTTAACTTATCATAAGTAGGAAATAATTCTGCTCTAGAACTTACATGAACTTTAAAAGCTACACTAATACTTCTGTCAAATCCTTGGTATCTATAAAAATTTTCTCCTCTTCCCATATATCTAAAAGAATTCCATTCAGCTGAATAGTCATCTCCAAAATTAGATAAATAGGCTCTAAAATGGGTATAAACTTTTCTTTCAGGATTATCATTATCTAATACTGCAAAATAAAATTTAATTATATCTTCATAGCCTTCTGCTACTCCATCTTCAGTAGCATATATTCTTCGATAGTTTAATTTATCTACTCCGTTTAATTTACCATTAGGTTCTTTTTGGTAATAAGCTTCTCTATCTAATGTAGAACTATTTCCAGGGTCCCCAGCATTATAAGTTGTATTTCTATTAAATTGAGAATAATCTGCTATTCTACCTAAAATAGTTTTTTTCACTCCAGAAGATGCTGTGGAATTGTCTTTTAAAATTTTAGCAAAATTACCTATACTAACTAATCCCGTTCCTTCTAATCTAGTAAGGGAAACTTCATTTTCAAGTTGGTTATAAGTAAGAGCAAGTATTTGTTTTTTTAATTCTTTAGATGATAAATCATTGGCCCAAGTTTCAGTAAATTCATACCTTTTAATACGGGTTTGACCTACACCTAAAACAGAATTAGGTCCTCCTAGATATTGAAGAAGAACTAAATCGTTATTTCTATTTATATCTAATTTTAGAGCATCTCCTGCTTTAATGCTTTGACCATCTTGATTGAGTTTAGCAGTTTTTAAAGCTACTAAACGATTTAATTTTCCTGTTTCTTCATTTCCATTAAATTCATATCTTAAACGATATTCATATTTATCATTATCATTTACACTAGGTAATAATCCTTGTTTGTTAAAATGAATACCACTAATAGCTCCAACTGCTATTTGGGCTAAAGTATTAGCAGGGCTATATATTCGTTTAGGATTTCCTAAAGTTTTAGGGGCTGATAAAGATAGACCTGTTTGTTTTAGAAGATATAAAACTCCCCCAGTTCCATCAAGCCCCCATTGTGTAAGACGATCAAGGTCTGTAAGAGTGGCATTTAAATATCCTGATCTGCCTATTACATCTTTACCAGGGGAATTATTGGGTCCTGAATCATCATACTTAGGTACAGGAGTCCATATGTAAGGAGATTTACTGCCTCCTTTTTTACTAGGTTGAAGATTCCTATATTCACTTTCAATTAAAGTTTTTCCTGTGCGGGTAATAGGTTGAAGTAAAGGGCTATCTCCTGTTCTGTTGACCGGATATTCTGTTGTGTTTTTGTTTCGAAACTCAGAGGGAGTTGTGTTAGAAACATTTATAAGGTTTTCTCCAATTTGGGGTATAGCCTCATTTCCATCTCTTGAAGGTGGTGGACCTTCAAAAGGATATCTTAAATTTGAAGTAAGATTAACTATACCAGGCATATGTTTTTTTTTAGAGAAAATAAAAAGACCTTTTTTCCTTTATCAGGAAAGAAGGCCTTTTAATAACCAATTTAAAGGTCTATAATTCCAAATATTCCCTAAAATTATTGTGGGGGGTTATCTAGATATCTACCAGGAGTAGCGCCATCATTGATATCAAAAAGGGAGCCTTGTAAAATGTTAACTCCATTATTTGAAGGGGCGGGGTTAGTAATTTGTGGATCACCTCCTCCTAGACTTAAATTGCTTGTTGATACTGAGTCTATTAGTGCCATGATTTGTTTGTTTTAAAAGTGAAAATTAAAAATCGATTTATTATAAATATTACATATTTTTGGAATCATTGAATTCTATATGAATTTCTTCCTATTGATTCCCCTACTTTATTACCATCTAATTCTACTATAACAGGGCGGTTTACTACTTGATTCATTTGTTGAACAAATTGTTTCATAGTTGTATCTAAATCTGCTACTTTTTGTTCTAAAGTAGAATTATCGGTTGTTACATTTTCTACTACTGGGGTATTTTGTGGTATATTATATGATGTAATAGTTTCAATGGAATTGGCGTTAGTCATACCATCATTAACATATGAAATGTTAGGAGAAACAACAACCCCATCATTAGTTGCAGTAACCGCAGTGGACCCAAATCTATCTGTTATTGAAAAGGGGCCTCTTGAAGGTGATGCAGATCCATCTTCTACTTTTTGTGGTAACTCAGTAAAAGCATTAACCATAAATTCTCCTAATCCTCCAGAACCAAACTTATCGGCTATTGCTTTTCCTAAAATTTGACCTAAAATACCTCCTACAATACTTCCAACTATAGTTCCAGGGGGTCCTAAAAGTGGGGTTAATGCTATTCCTCCTAATATAGAGCCCCCCATACCACCTAAGGTTTCATATCCAATACTTCCAAGTTCTTCATATAATTTTGAAATAGGTGGAGATTGAGGATCATTTTTATATTCCTGTATAGCTTCATAACCTTTATATCCTCCTAGTAAAGCATCTATAATAGGACCAATATAAGGTAATTTTTTAGTAGTGTTTTTAGCTAAATTAAATGCTCCTTTTTTAATAGGGGATGAATTAAATATTTGACCTACTATTGATGGAGCATTACTTCCTAATTCTCCAAATGTATTATACAACCATTCTTGAGGGCTTGAAATGAATTCTGATGCTACTTTTGCTGAGGAGATGCCAAATTCTGTTACTAAGTTATAATAATCTTTAGAGGCTTCAAATACTTCTCCAAAGAAACCATCTCTTGTATAAGTTAACGATTTCTTTTCTAATTGGCCTTGTGGGCTAAGCATAAAATCAGGAGTTTGGGCTAAAGGAGTACTAGTTTGAGGTATTTCAGGTTGAGAAATTAATTCAGGTTGAGAAACTATTTCAGGGTTATCTTTTAAATATTCTGCAAATTTCTTAGGTGTAAATAAGGCTCTATATGTTCTACCTCCTACAATTCCATCACTATTTAAACCTTGTGAAGATTGATATTGTTTTAAATATCTACGAGATCCCCCACCATAAAAACCATCTGAGAATCCCTCATCTAAATTATAAGTATCTTTTAATGTGGTTTGTACATCTCTTACTAAAGTATTTTTTCCTACATCCTGCATTTTATATTTAAGGAGTTTATCTTTTTCATAGACTTCTTCGTGAGTAGGTGCGGGGGTGTAACCTTTTCTTAATGTAAGCTCTTCAACTTGAGGTGAAATGTTTTCTAATACTATTTTATGAAATTCTGCTTTTGATTCTGTTTTAGATTCTATTGAATTTTGAAGTTCTTCACCAAACCTTCCAGCAGGTTCTATTTCAGGGGAGGTTAAAAGTAAAGGTTGGGAAAATGCTATCTCTGGGGAAGGTTCGTTTATTTTTTCATTTGTTTTTATTTGTCTTTCAGCTCTTCTCTTGGCTCTTCTTGCTTGTCTTTCAACTTTTCTTTTAGCTCTTCTTGTTTGCCTCTTTTCTCTTTCACTTTGTTCTATAGGTGAAGGTTTTATTCCTAAAAGTTCTGTAGGGTGTTCTATTTCTAATCTATTATTTTCAACATAATCAAAAATGTCTATTAATTCAAGAGGTTTTAATTTTTTATCTGCTCTTCGTTGTTTTTTTCTTTCTTTTTTTTCTTTACGAGACACAGCATCTTGAACTCTTTGAATAGAACCCTCCTCATATTCACCAGTTTTGGTAGATAAATTAGCAGAAGGTACAACTCTAGAGCCATATTCTTTTTTACCAAAAATATAATCCCATCCTGTAGGAACGCCTATCTTAGGATTAATAGCAGATCTAAACATCTCTGCTTTTTCTTCACTTACATAATTTTTTATAAATTGAATAATATTTTCTCTGTATTGGGGTACAAAGAAGTCTCTTATATCTCTAGCTGCTCCGCCTCCAGCATAGCGATTTTTATGTGTGCTCCTAGGAGTTTTTTCTATATTGCCTATTATTCCAGGAAGTGGAGTAAAATCGTAAGGATTTAGACCTAATTCATTATACCTAGTATCACCCGTTTGTCCCTTAAGATTTTTTCTTATATCACGAGGAATGTAATTATAATAAGTACTATATAATGAGTTTTCTATAAAATCTTCAACCCCTTCAGAAACTACAAAATTCTTGTTAATAAAATGGGTTTGATTTTGCTCTTTGGGTAGTACGGCTTGATATGAAGTAGCATTTCTAATAGAATTAAAAGTGCTAACAAGATCATTAATTCTTGTTGTATCAAAGTCTATTAACTCTGAGGTTCTTTCTTGGTTAAATCCGATTGTGTATCTGTGAGCTAATCCTTTTCCTAACCTTTCAATAGCTCTATATAAAGCTAATAAACCATTCCCCGAAGCTGAAATAGATTCAATATCATTTGTTTTGTAATTAATTGCTGGGAAGCTTAATTCTCCTGAATTGGTGATTTGGTCTTGTTTTCCATCTTGGTAATTTACAATAAATGAATCTTTTGCTGGTGGAGTATTGGCTGATGGGGTAAAATTAGATAATAGTTGGCTATCTGCCATGTTTTTCATAGTACTATTAAAATATTTTTTACCAAAGGATTCTACAGCTTGTGCCGTAAATAAATCTTTATAATTTTCAGAGGTAACTCCAGTAACTCCTAATTGTTGAATAGTATTAAGGTTATTAATTTGGGTTGATGATGTTGTTCCAGCAACTTCCGTATATGAAATATTTCCGGCAGTTCCATCTTTAACTTTTTGGACCATCACCCCAGATTGACCAACTTTAACATCTAAAGCACCAAAATTTTCACTTACCGGGAATACCGGACCTCCTTTTCCAGACATTCCATCAGATACATAAGAAACATTTGGTGATACTACCAATTTATCGTTAGGATGGGTAATAGCTAGATTACCATTGACATCTTCGATTTTAAAGGGACCATTATTTGAAATGGAAGCAGCATCTGCTACTTTTTGAACATTATGAAATGTTGTAACTCCATCATTTGTTTCTTGTGTGACTCGGCTGTTAAAGGATTTTAAAAGTGTGCTCATAACATCTTCATTAACACCCTCGTTTTTTTGAAGATTTACGATTATTTCCTCAATATTCTTAAGTTCTTCACTACTTATCCCTTCACTAGCAAAACCTTGGATACTATTAAGTTGTTTCTCAGTTAAAATACTTTTAAATGTCTTACCATCTCCAATTTCAAAATCTAAAAGATTGCTAATTAAATTATTTGCCTCATCTTCTCCTGTTTGTGCGTTAAAAGATTTATATAGTTTTTCAAGTGATTCATTTATAAGATTAGCATTGATTGCCATTTGGTTTGATTGGACCCCCACTTGTGATACGTAGTTTTCATTTCTAGCAAGGGCTGTTTCTAAGGTTTTCCCAACTGCCATTAAACCTGCCGCAACCATGTCCCCAGTTTCTTCTAAATCCTTATCCAAAAACTCCGTTCCTAACTTACTTTGCTGTTCAACTGCTGCTCTAGTTGCTATGTCTAGTTGTTCAGGATTTAAAATTCCTCCAGTTGTTTCACTAATTAATTTTTTAGTTGCTTCAAATAATGTTTGGGTTTCAGTAATAGCTTCTTCAGCAAATTCTTTAGCCATTTGGCGCTCAAAACCAAACCCGGTCATTAAAGCTTTTTCAACTGCTTGAATTTGGTCTTCTTTGTTATCAGATGAATCAATTGCATCTTTTAGTTTTACCGTTCCTAGACCACTTCTATCACGTATAACCCTAAAACCCTCAATTGTCTTTTGAAGATCTTCAAATTGGGCTTTTTGATTATCATCTAAAATCTCTGATTTAAATTCATCATCATTTAAAAAGTTATTGATAACATTTTGCTTGGCTTCTATGCTGCCTTTATCTCCAAATAATCTATCAGCTTCCTTTTGTGCTAATTTAGTTTGAGCATCTATTACACCTTGTGTTGAGGTCTCTAATTCAGCAAATTTAGTTTTTTGGTTATCAATAGCGGTTTCTAATAAAGTTGAAGATGTGATAACTCCACTAATAGCATCCTCATATTGTTTGGTTGTAATTTGCCCTGAAAGGAGGAGGTCATCTGCAAATTCTTTTAATTGGAGACCTGTTAATTCTAAAGCTCCATTAACCATAACCCCACTATCTTCAGCTAATGAATCAAATCCACTTTGGAGGTTTGTTGTTGATTGAATTAATAAAAATTCTTGCTGTGCCTTTCTAAGGGATTGAGCTGCCTCTCTTTGTTTTTCGGATTCTACTAATTTTTTTCTAGCTTTATCTAAGGAGTCTTGATATTTTTCCATAGACCCTACAGCTCTACCTCCAAAATATCCTACACCCGCACCAATACCAGCACCAATTGCTGTACCTACTCCTGGTAGGATTAAAGTACCTATAGCAGCTCCTAAAGCAGCTCCTCCTCCTGCTCCTACAAGTCCTCCTAAAGCTTCAGCACTTTCTCCTTCTGTGTTTCTTTCATTTAGTTGAGCAACATCATAAGCACCTTTAGCTACAAAACCTGCAGCGGCAAGGGCACCTGCTACTGTTGCTAAGCCTGCAATGGCAGTTCCAGTTCCTGCTGCTGCTGTGTTTCCTGCTACAGTAGCGGTTCCTGCTCTTGCAGCATTTTGAGCAGCTGCTCCATATAATCTTGTTCCAGCAGCATTGGTTACTACAGCTCCTCCTTTTGTACCTAATTGACCTGTTATATTAGGACTTAAAGTAGTAGCTATTCTACTTCCAAATCTACCTAAACGAGTACCTTGAGCAAATCCTGTTCCTCCTTGGGGTATTCCCCCTGTTTTAGATATGTCTCTTACATACATAGGATTTAAAGGGGTAGCTCCCATTTTAAATAAAAGTTGCAAACCTTTTAAACCAGCCGCCCCTAGGATTATTTTTATAGGATTTTCTTTAATATAATTAATAGTAGCTTTTAATCCCTCATAAAAGGAAACTACTCCACTTGCAGCTGATTTAATGTTGTCCGCTATTTTTCCAGCATCTATCCCTTTAATAAAATTTGCTACACTCTCAGCTGTTGATTTTACTATACTTAAAGATCTTTCTAAAGGATCACCTATATTAGAAATACCTTCTATATCAAATAATTCTTTTACTATGTCTCCGAGTAATCCATAAAAAGATTCAAATACATCATATACTGCTAAAAAAGTTTTTTTAATTTCAGGACCATGTTCTTTACTAAAGTCTATAAGGATTAATCCTATATCATTAAGTTTTTTACCTAATTTTGAGGCAGTACTAAGAAATCCCTTTTCTAAAGAATCAGAAGCATCTTCTATAGATATCCCAAATTCTTTAAAGAAAGGTTCCATTTCTTTTATCATTACCCCTCTAATGTCTTGCACTAGTTGTAATATACCTCTAAAAGCTTGTGCTACAGGTCTCATAGCTTCAGCCATCTCTAATTGTGATGTAACTAATGCTCTTTGTCTTTTAGCTTCTAATTCTTGTGCTGATGCTTTTCTAACTTGTTCTACTAATTCTCTGCTAGCCCCTTTTTCTCTCATTAAAGCCATAGCTTTTTCTTCAGAACCAGTTTTTTCAACTAATTTAAGATAATCTGCTTGAGCCTCACTCATGTCTTCAAACCCAGTGCCCGCTAAAAGTTCTTGAGTTTTGAGAACATCTGCTAATTCATTTCTAGTCATACCAACAGCAGCCGCTAATGCCTCTTGTTGGATAACATTCATTCTACCAAATTCAGCTGCTGATCCTGCTTGGCGGGATATTTCACTTGCTAATGTTCCTAAATCATTATTTAAAGCTGCTTGTCTTGCTTTTTCAAGATTTAAATTTTTCCCAGTTAATAGCTCAGCTTCCATTTCTTTAGAAATAGAACTTTCAAAATCTAAAAGGCTGCTACCTATACTTTCTACTTTACTTAATTCTAAACCTAATTTTTTGGCATTAAAAGCAGCAATTCCTAAATTAGTACCATGGCCCCTTGAAGTTAATACTATAGCAGAACTAGCATTTGCTACTTCTTTCATTACCTCACTTTCATTAAGGGCAATATTTTCTCTTGCTTTTAACGATTTAATTTGAAGACCATATTCATTATTTAATTCTTCAGCATTTTTTCCTTGAAGTTGCCCTAATTTAACAAAATCAGCGGCTTGTTTATTAGTAAATCCTAATCTTTGAACTAAAACTCCAAAACTTTCTACAGTTTCATCACTAAATTTTTGGGTAGTACCAAAAGCTTGTTGTAAACTTTCTGTTAACTTAAGAACTTCTTCAGGTAACATTGCTAATTTATTACCTATTCTATCGGCTTGATTAAATAAAGTTTTAGCTTCATTAGTACTTATGCCTAAATTAGTAGCTAAATCAGCTGTTGCTTGGGAGTATTTAAAGAGAAGTTCTTCACCTACTTTAAAAGATTGTACAAATCCTTTAATGCTGAAGAAAGAGTCCATAAAAAATTCTACAAATTCATTAAAATATCCTTTAATTTCTCCAGCTACTTTTTTGGCAGGAGCTAATAAAGCATTAAATGCTAATTTAAAAGGTTGTACAATAAATTTATTAAGGACTCCTAAAGTAAATAGTGCAAATATTTCTTTAGCTAAAACTTTAAGAAAACTACCTAATCCTTTAAAGAAAATGTTAAGTTTACTTCCCAATCCAACCGCTTCTTGTCCCGAGTTGGTTAATTGTTTAGCTAAATCTCCTGAGGCTTCACTACCTGCATCAATAGCATCTTGTATTTTAGAACCTTCAAACCCTAATCGTTTTAGGAGTTTACCTGAAATACCTAGTGTGTTATTATAGAAACTTTGGGCTCTATTTATAGTTTTTAATCTATTTTCTTGATCTTCAAGATAATCTAGTCCTTTTTCTTGTGCTATAAGCGTTTCTTGGAGGGCTAAAAGCATTTTTTGTTGAAGAGACAATCCATCTTCCTGCGTTTCAAGTTTATCTCGTTCCGTGCTTAAACCTTCTTCATTTAATAAAAATTCTTTTTGTAAATCAGTTAAGTTCTTTGCTCTAGCTGATTTTTGGGCTTCCATTGTCATAAGGGAGGCTTCAGCTTGTAGATAAGCTTCAGAATCCGCTTTTATTCCTGCAAGAGCAAGTTCATTAATAAATTCTTCTTGTTCTTTTATTTTTACTTGAAGGTCAAAAAAACTTTCAGCTTCATTAACTCTTTTTTTCCCTAATTTATCTTCTACAATTCTTTGTCTATCTTCTATGCCTAGGATTTTATTACGTTGAGCTTCAATTTTTTCTAAATCCTTTTTTTCTCTATCGTTTAATCTTTTAGTTTCAGCTCCTATATTATTAATAAGTTGTCTTCTATTACGTTCTGCTTTTTCAATATCTTTTTGAAGTTTTTTAATTTCTTCATAAGGATTTTGCATATCACGAGCAGCTTTAGCTACTTGTCTAATTGCAACAAGGGCTTGTTTATTACCTTCAGTAAAATCACCTTTTGATAATCTACCTAAAGCTCTATATTGGTCTACTAATTCACTACTTCTAGAAGATAAAATAGATATAAAATCAGAAGCATCTGTTAAACCGCTAGTATATTCTCCTAAAGCTTTATTAAGTTCCCTTTGATTTCCTAACTGATCTTCAGTAGCCATGTAAAATATAGTTTATCATAAATATGGAAGGGTGATGCTTTCGCACCACCCTTTCATATACGTTCCCCTGCTCTTATGTCTGAGGGGGGTTTAGCAAAGTCTATTTGTCTGCTACCTCCTGAAGATTGGGTTGGCTGGGATGCTTCATTTTTTTGTTTTAGAAAATCTAATATTTTATTAAATGTAAATTTTCGCAACCAAATAGGCATGTTGTATACTGTATGCCAATCAAATCCCCCATTACCATGATACACTATATCATGTATCATCCCAAACATATTTAATCTATATTCAGGCGTCAGGCCAAAAAAACGTGACCCCGATAGGGATCTTAACATCTTCTTGAGTATCACCACCATCTTCGGGGTAAAAATCAAATGTTAAGTCCATATCGGGCTGGATCTCCTTGATATGCTCTCTTAATGCTCTTGAATCACGAGCTAAGAAATATTTGTCAACAAATTCTCTAATAGTTTTCTTTGAGTCATCCCCATTTACCGATAAAAGCATGTGCTTTAATCTAGTTGATAATTCAGCTGAGGATTGTTTGTTTATTTTTTTTAAACCTTTTACTTCACCTTCAATCATTTTTTCATCTTTATTATTTAAGATTTTAAATGTTACGGGTGTTTCAGTATGAGGAAGAGTATAGTGGAATTCATTATTATTAGATTCTACTAAATCTTCTTCTTTAATCCATTTAGGATCAATTTCAGATAAATCAATTGTAACCTCTTGTCCTTCGTATTCAAAGGTATAATCTTTACCATAGCCTAAAATGCGAGAGGCAACCATTATAGCGTTTTTATCGCCTACTACAAGGTCATCATAATTACACTTTGAAACAATCAGCGATTGCATCAACTTGTCAAGAACAATGCCTTGTCTAATGTAATTTTGGTTAGTTAATATATCTTCTTCTTTAGCTGTCATGTATTTCATTTCAACTTTACCAGAAGATAAGGGATTGTTTTTAGGATAAAGTAAACCTTTTGAAGGTAACTCTATAATTTCTGTAGGAAATTGGAATTTTTTTTCCACAGGCTCTATTTCAGGAGCTTTAACTGTTTTTTCATCACTCATTTGTTAATAACTTTTAATGTTTGATATAAATATATAAAAAAACAAGAAAAGCGCACTTTCGTGCGCTTTCCTTATTAAAGTTTTGTATTAATTAATAGTTTAATACACAGTAGTCAGGTGCTACAGTCATTGTAATAGACTGAGCTGTATTTTCTGTATCCCAGCTATAATCACCGAAATTAGCGTCTACAATAAAGCATCCTTTCAAAATCCATTCTGAAACTATATCACCGACAGGACCTAAAACACTTAATGTTAAGTCCTTTTTGTAATAATCAGAATAACCATCTCTACCTGTTACGGATTCGTGGTGTAATCTTACCCATTCCATTATTTGTTGGGTTCCCGAAGGAGAAATGGGGTCGTGCAAGGTTAACTGAACATTACCCCAAGTTGTTTTACCCTTAACTTTTCTGTACACGTTAATGTGATTAAGAGTTACTTCACCTTGTGTTAATGTAATAGCACCAACACCTTTTACTATATATGACTCAATGCCATCAACTGACATTAAGAATCTATTCTGTTGTTTGGGTTCAAACGCTGTAAAAAACAGCTCGTTTGTATCTAATACTGCCATATTTTCTTATTTTTATTTTGTTTGCGTTGTATTTAATTTAAAATTATAAAACTTATTAAGCTGGGAATTCAGCACCTGTTGGTAAGACATTGAAGTCGAGTACTACAAATTCCGCAGATTTTACGGGTTGGAGGTAAATAGCACCTCTCAACTCATTTCTATCAATTACATCAGGACCATTGTTAGTATCATCCATTACTACTTTAAAAGCATATATGCCTTGTCTTTGTTGTACTAATTCCATATAAGGATTAACAACTGCAAGAAAAGCATTTCTAGTTGCTAAAGAGTTAGGTTCAAATACTAAATTTTGAGCAACATTACCAATAAAGTCTTTAAGTGTTATTAACAATCTTCTAACATTAACTCTGTCAGTTGCTGATGCCGCTGATTGTAATGTTTTTTGACCATATACCGCTACACCTGTAGATGGGAATTTAACAAGTGGGTTTACTTTATTTTCATACAAAGTATCTCTATCAGCTCTAGGTAATGTTCTTTCAGGAAGAACTACATTTGCTATATTACCTCTAGTTAAACCTGCAGGAGCAAACCATGCAGCTGATGTGTTATCATTAAAGACATATACTGATGGGATCAGAGTTGATGCAGGGCACCAAACTGCTTTACCAGTTTGTGAATCGTTTGTTAACAACCAAGGCCAATATGAAGCACCATATGAGGTATTTAATAAATTAGCTTGAGTAGTTACGTCACTTACATCTTTTCCATAAGTAACTAAATCAATAGGTATAAGAGCATCTGTTCTAGTCTGTATATCGGTGATAAGCTCATCAATTATACTTTTGTGAGTTGCAAATTCATATATTAATCCAGGTAAAGATATTACATTAAATTTATATTGATCTTTATTTTTTAAAATATCAACAAAATTTGAATAATCAGCTGAAGGGGTTAATCCTTGAGAATTAGTATTAGTAATATTTTCATTCATATTACATCCACCTGCGGGAACTACAAGTCCTTTTCCTGAAGCAAAAGCTCCATTTTGAATAGCAGGAACTGAAGCGGTGAAATCAGCATTACTTATATTACCTGCTGCATCTAAATAATTAGGAGTTGTTTCATTTACTGCTGAAACATATACATAATTACTTTTAGAAGGATATTCACCATTAATTTTTACATAATAGTCGCTATTATCGGGGTCAATTCCTACTTCAGAATAAGTATCTCCAATTAATTTAGAAATATAATTGTCTGAAAAAGGGTCTAAGCTTACACCTCTATAGGTTTCAATTACTTTTTTATCCGTAGATTTATCATCAGCTTGTCTGATAATAAGGGTAAAAGTACCTGAAGCTTCATCTCTAGAAGTAATTTCCCATCTTAAATTATCTTTAGAACCACTTACTAAAGTTGAAGTAGCGTGACTATTATAGAAGTCAGTAGACGAAGTACTATTCATCACAGCTCCTTGAGAAATTGTTGTTAATTCGAATACACCAGTTCCTGTATAAGTGCCATCATAACTTGCACTATTTCCTACTTTAGTAGATACTGAAGAAGTGAAAGAGGTAAAGTCACGAACTACCCTTTGTACTAATAAATTAGTACCTCCTTGTTGGAAGTAATTTTGGGCTGTTATTGAAGTTAAAAATGAGTAATCTTCTCCACCACTTAAAAAAGTAGTTCCGAATTTAGTTTTGAAGTCACTAAAAGTAGTTACTGTAGTAGGAATACCTACGGGTCCTAAAGGGGTAGGACCCACAACAGCTGCCCCTACAGGGGCGGCTGCTGCTTCTAATATTGTAGGCACATCCTCATTAGTAAATACTCCTGGTGAGATTATTTGTTCTGCCATGTTATTTTATTTTCAAATGTTTATTTTAATTATTTATTTAATTAAGCGGTAGGGAATTCAGCACCTGTTGGTAAGACATTAAAATCAAGTATTATAAATTCTGCAGTCTTAACGGGTTGGAGATAAATAGCACCTCTTAATTCGTTTCTATCAATAACATCAGGGCCGTTATTAGTAGCATCCATTACTACTTTAAAGGCGTACAAACCTTGTTTTTGTTGTACAACTTCAAGATAAGGATTAACAACTGCCAAGAAACTATTTCTAGTTGCTAAAGAATTAGGTTCAAATACTAAATCTTGAGCTACATTATTGATAAAGTTTTTTAAAGAAATTAACAATCTTCTAACATTAACTCTATCCGTTGCAGAGGCTTTTGTTTGAAGTGTTTTTTGACCGTATACTACAACACCTGTGTTGGGGAATGTAGCAATAGGATTTACTTTATTAGTATACAAAGTATCTCTTGAAGATCTTGGTAATGTTCTTTCAGGGGCTATTACTTTAGGCATAGATCCTCTAGTAAAGCCTGCGGGAGCAAACCAAGCTTCAGCATTATTATCATTAAAAACATATACTGATGGGATAATGGTTGATGCAGGCACCCAAGCATTTTTATTTAAATCTTCATCACGTACTTTAACCCAAGGCCAATAAGAAGACGCATATGAAGTATTTAAAGTACCTGCTTGAGTAGTTACAGTTGATAAAGCAGCATTATATGGAACTAAATCTATTGGAATCAAAGCATCACCCCTAGCAGTTAAATTAGTAATAATACTATCTAATTGTGTTTTATGACTGGATTGGTTATAAAGTAATCCCGGAGTAAATAACACATTATAAGGGAATTCATCTTTATTCTTTAAAAGATTAATTGCACCTTCATAATCGTCACCTTCTAGTCCTTGAGTATTTTTATCTACAATATTTTCATTATATAAAGTACCTGCAGCTTGAGCTCCAAAAATTGTACCACTTGCATTTCCAAATGAACCACTTTGATTAGCAGGTATTTTAAAGGCATCCGCTGCTATTCTAATATTATTATCTTCGTCTAAATAATCAGGAGTAGTATAATTAACTGAATTAATTACCACATATTTACTAATATTTGGGTATTGTCCTGTTACACTGACATAATATCCGTTTGAACTATCTCCTGCAATAGATTTGACTTGGTTACCAACTCTTTTAGCAATAAAGTTTGGTGAACGTGGGTCTAGGTTAACTCCTCTAAAGGTTTCTAATATAATCTTTTCAGAATTTCTATCATCACCTTGTCTAACACTTAAAGTAAAAGTACCAGATCCTGTGTCTGCTTGGGAAATTTCCCATCTTAAATTGTCTTTAGTACCTGTTGGAAGAGTATTACCTGCGGCTTCGGTGTCACCAGTATTCATTTTATCCCCTTCAGAAATGGTATTAATTTGGAATACATTATTATCCGCTAAAGCACCACCATCACTACCCGTTTCAATTTGAGAAGAAGTTGCTGCTGTAAAAGCATTACCAGCGTCTGAAGCACTAGCTACTCTAGTTACTAATAAACGTTGTCCTCCTTGTTGGAAATAGTTGTAAGCTGCTATATTGGTAAAATAGTTTCTAGCTACACCTCCACTAACAAAGGTACCACCAAATTTTTGTATATAGTCACTATAAGTTGTTGTTATAGTAGGAACCCCAACAGGACCTAATACTGTAGGACCTATAATAGCAGCACCTACAGGTACTACGGGGGCTTCAGTTGTCACAGGAACACTTTCATTTGTAAATACTCCTGGTGAGATTATTTGTTCTGCCATGTTATTTTAAATTAATTTTGTTGATAAATATCAAAGTTTTTCAAGTTGCGTTTTATTGTTTAGAAATGGTTCCATGTTCTAAATTAATGACCCCATCTCCATATTTTTTATTTAAAGTATTAGCTATTTCAATTTCTTTTTGTTTTACTTTATCTAGTTTTTCAATAAATTTTTCTTTTTGTAACTCAAGAGATTGAATTTGATATTCAACTGGGCCAAAAGAATCTATTAAATTATTTTGTTCTTGTTGTAATTCTTTTAATTCCTTTAATTCTTGTTCTTCTAATGATATAACATTTTCCATAATATAATACTTTTGAATATAAATATGGTAAAATTTTTATAAATTGGTATTAATGTCATCTAAGAAACGATTCTTTCTTTCATTTGTAAGAGCTTCAGAGGTTTCACTTGTAAAGTTTATTTTAGAGTCAGTAGAGTATTTGTTCAAAGCATTAAGATCTTTTTGAACTACATTAGGAATAATATATCCCGGCATTTTTATATCAAAATTTGCTTTTACCATACGTTGGGAACCTGCTTGAATTTCTGTTACTGTTTGATAACTACTAATTAAAGCTCTAAATTTAAACCTTTCAGGATCTCCCCAATAAGTGTCTGCTGCAAAATTAATAGCTTCTATTATATGGTTTAATTGTTCGACATAGTAAGTGTAAACTATACAACTATATAATAAATTTACATAATCAGGCATAACTACTGCTTGATAAGTTTTAATAGGTTCATATCCATTTAAAATACTTATATTATTATAAGAATTTTGACGAGTGTATTTTTGTTGAAAAACCCTATAAGTTTGAGGATAATTAGCATCTATTTTAGTAGTAATACCCCTAACTCTATCTATATTTATTCTCCTAAACATAATAATAGGAGCCATAATTTTACCTTTATCATCTCTATAATATCCATCCTTTTGTACTGATTTCCAACGTTCAGGGGAACCATATATTACGGGGACAGCTATCCTATTACCATTTTGGATTACTGAAGGGCGGATTACATTATCAAAATAATATTTAATAGTTTCATCTATGTCCTTAATGCCTATTGTTAAAGGTTTATGGGTATCATCTTTTTGGGAGAGTTGTTTTGCTCTTTCAGGGTTAACAACTTGGTTATTAGTCCTAGTGTCAATAGGAGTATTAGGATTACCCCTATGAGGATCCGTAGGGGTAATTTGGGAAAGGGATATTTCTCTTTGTGATTTAGGGATTGGGGTTTTGCCTGCCATTACCTTTCTTTAGTTATGCCAAATTTATCAGCGGGTTCATAGTGAGTTTCACATATAACTGAGAGGCTAGCTCCAAATTTGTCTAAACCCGGATTTAGGGGGTTTACGTCATTAGGAAATTCAGGATTTTTACCCATAAAATATTGATTAGCTACAACAGTATCTACTTGATAATATCCTTCTTGGTATAATATAATGTCTCCTACTTCCATTAATACCCCTGCTTCCATTAAATCTTCTCTAAAAAATTTAAAAGTAATACCCCAATTAAAGTCTACACCTAAGTCATTTTCAGGATATTCTTGATCACGTCTATCTATTAGTACGTTAAATAATGTAGGACCATTATAAAATTTCCCCCCTGCTGCTTCACCATATAAATTAAAAGTAGTTTCTTGTAGTTTTAGTTTATATACAGAACATTGTTGAGTAATTATATCACCTAGTAATTCTCTATTAACTTTTTTAAATAGATTAATATCTCTAGTTCCTCCAAATAATGCCATTATCCAATAAAAATTGTGCGGGGTACGTTATTTAAATCTTTTTGTAAAAACTCAGCTTCATTAGCTTTTTTTTCTAATAATTTATTACGGGAAGTTTCTTCTAGATAACCTCTTAATCTTTCTAATAAAGCAGTTTTTTCAGAAGTTGCGGCTGTAATTAAATCATTATGATTAAGTGTAGTATCTGATCCTGGGATTGGGATAGTGGTATATTTGCCTCTTATGTAACCTAACATTTCTTTAGTTAAGGCTAAAGCATATTCAAATATCCATTGTCTCCCTATGGAATTAATGTAAGCGTAAGTAGGGTTAGTATAAGGTACTGTAGAAACATCTGTTATAACTCCTACACCAGCACTTCCTGAGACTATTGGGTTATTTCTATCCGATTTGAGGATATAATTAAAATATAATTTTTCATCTCTTAAAGGAATTGGGAATATTCTAATCTTATTATTTACTAATTCAAAACTATAATTAGATTTTCTAATTTGGTCATTAAATTCAATAGCTTGGAGTTTTGCTAGGTCATAATTTATAGGCATCATCATAAAATTGATACCTGGGGACATTCCTCCAAATCCAAATTGGTCCATAAAACTCCCCATATCTGATGTTCCTACTCCTGCATAGGGATCAAAGAAACGGACAATTGCAGGTCTAGCTTCATAAAATATTTTTTTAACTTCTATATTATTTTTACTTTCACTTATAGAATCAGCAAACTCTTGTAAATCGTATACTTGAGTACCTTTTGTCATTTCAATGCTACCTGTTCTATATTCAACATTACCTCCTACACCAGCTTCAACTCCATATTGTTCTGCTATTTGTATTGTTCTCCCCAAATTAGGTTGGGTAAGTTTATAATTTAAATTGGATCCTGTAGTAGCTCCTTCTAGGGATAAATAATTTTCACTTGCCTTAAAAGCAAATACTTCATTACCATAAGTAGTTACTGCTTCTTCAAATGCCGTATAAAAATTAATATCTTGTAATTCTACATCTGTAAGAGGATATCCTAAACGGCGTGAACAAAATACCGCTACCTTTTCAGCATCAGTTTGAAATTCTATATCATTATCATAAAAACCAAAAGGAGTATCCCCGGGGAAAAATGAACTAGAGCCGGGCCATATAGGGGTATTTGCCATGTTGTTTGTTTATAAATATTATAAATTCCAACAAAAGCAAAATTAAGTAATACCATTTATAGAATCAATATCCCCCCAAACAGTACCATTCCAATTATTTATGTTAGCTGTGGCTATCCCGTCTACTTCGGCAACACCTGCTGGACCTGACCCTCCGCCTGTTAAGGTATAATCTAAATATATATTTGCTGCTACACTTGCATCTATTCCAAATATATAACTTACAGCTGAACCGGGATCAGAATTACTATAATCATTATCGTATTGTATAACAGCGCAAATAAAGTAGTCATTAGTTTGCATGTCCGAGAATGCCGTACTTTTTAAAGTAAAGACATTATTAGAACTAGTATTCCACCCATTAAAGTTATCATTGTAATTAGTGTTAAAACTTAAATTACTATAATCTCCTCCTGTTATGGCACTTTGTCCATCTCCACCAAAAGCGGTACTTGGTACTAATATTCTTCTACCTCCACTACTACTAAAACCTTTAACATTTACAGAGGCAGCACTAACTGTTCCTGTAATTGCGGTGGTATCAAAATAAAGAAAAGTTCTATATATATTATATGCTAAACCTCTTCCTCCACTAGAAGCTACATAAGAAAAAGCATTTGCAGATTGGCCTGAAATATTTGCAGATTGACCAGTTGTACCATTTCGAACAGCATTGTGACTTGGTTGATTTACTAATCTGGAATAAGCAGCCGTTGAGACATTTATTGTAGGCATATTATGCTTTCTTAATATAATCTGGGGATGGGTTAAAATAAACTACATTAGTAGATATTTTATACCCCATTATTCTAACAATTTTTCCTGTTCCTGGTTGGGTTGATGTTAGCCTCCCTACTGCTGTTGATAAATAAACAGGGTCTCCAGCACTACCTCCGGGATCAGTGGCCATGTATACTGGTCCTTCTAAAAGCATACCATCTGAGGGGTCACCTGCTGCTGCTGCTGCTGTTGCTACTGCCATCCATCCTTTAGATGTAGATTCATTATCGGCGTCAGCACTGCCCCATGCTGCACTATTGTAATAATAAACATATCCTGCTGAAATAGGATCAGGACTAGTAACGCTAGTATAAAATATACGAGAGCCAGGACCATATGTACCTGCTGAAGAAGCACCTTGGGGGGTTATTTTAATAGTACTAGCTGCTAAAATACCTGATAAAATGGCATCAGTTCCATCAAAAGTAAAATTAGCATCCCCATCTATTGAATTGGAATCAGTAAATGTTGCTATTCTATTATTTACTCCATTTGAAGCATCTACTAAAGCTGAACCCCAAACTCTAGAATCAATTTCATCTGTTTTTAAAACATTGTCTGAGTCTTTGATAACAACAGAATTATCTACTCCTGTAGGCATATTCGGTACTTCAATAGTATCCGATATTGTTACTTCTCCAGTAATGTCTAATAAAGTACCATCAAAATTAAGATTAGCATTTACAACACCCCCACCTGTACCATCATAAGTAATAACACCATCTTGAGTAGTTCCTGTAAGATTTAGTAAACCTGATGATCCTGATGTACCTGAAGTACCATCTGCTCCATTTTCACCTGAAGTACCTGATGATCCTGATGTACCTGAAGTACCTGAGGTACCATTGGCACCATCTGCTCCATTTTCACCTGAGGTACCTGATGATCCTGATGT